CAAGTGCGAGCAAAGCGAAGCAAATATCCTTCACCTGATAGCAGTTTGCAAGCATCTGCTACCATTTGCAAGCAGATGATATCAGATGATAGCAAATGTCCCCGTAATCCAATCCAATCCGAATCCTTATCCAATCCGAATCCGTATCCGAATCCAATGCTTGACGATTCCACCGCCGCCGAAATCCAGCACGACCATGACCGGATATTAACCGCCGCAGAAGATGCCGGATTCAAGATGAGCAATACGGTCCGGGCCAGGCTGATTGCCTTATACGCAGACAACGGTCTTGAAAAGATGCTGACCGGGTTCAATGAATGCGCTACGCACGGTGCACCGACTATTGCGTATCTGGAAGCTGTGCTGAAAGGCACCGGCAAGAAGAGACCGCAGATGAAGATTCTTCCTGCTCAACAGTACGAACAACGGGATTATTCCGGCGTGCAGGCTGAATTAATAGCTGAGCAGGATCGTGAAATGGAAGAATATATGAAGAAAGAAAGCGGGTAATAGCGTTTTAACCTGGATGCTGAATAAGAACCGAAAAATGGTTGACTGGAAAGCGGCTGTGCGAACATGGGAGCATAACGAACGGGAACGGCAGGAAAAGGAACATCACCAGTACGAAGACCTGCCGTATTAAGGAGAAATAATGAAGTGTGAATTATATAACGACAGTTTTCAGAACTGGAAAAGCTACCCGATTCAGAAAGCGCAACTGATTATTGCGGACATTCCGTACAATCTGGGCGATATGGCATACGGAAGCAATCCTGCGTGGTACATCGACGGGGATAACCGGAACGGCGAGAGCGATAAGGCAAAGAGCACGTTTTTCACATCGGACGGGTATTTCAGGATCAGCGAGTATTTCATGTTCTGCTCCCGACTGATGAAGCCGGAACCGAAGCAAGGGAAAGGCGGTGCGCCGTGCATGATCGTGTTCTGCGCATTCCAGCAGATGAACGATGTGATTCACTGGGCGGCGGATGCAGGGTTCGGGAAGTATATCCCGCTGACGTTCATTAAGAATTATTCTGCGCAGGTGTTAAAGGCAAACATGAAGATCGTTGGCGCAACAGAATATGCGCTTGTTTTGTACCGTGACCGGCTGCCGAAGTTCAATAACGACGGCAAGATGATTTTCAACTGGATGCAATGGGAGCGTGACGGGAAGGAAATCCCGAAGATCCACCCGACGCAGAAGCCCGTGAACCTGCTGAAAAGGCTGATCGGGATCTTTACAGACATCGGTGATGTTGTGATTGACCCTTGCGCTGGGTCAGGCTCAACGCTCCGAGCAGCGTTTGAAATGCGCAGGAACACATACGGATTCGAGATTGACAGGAAATTTTACCAGCAGGCAAAGGAAAAGATGCTTGCGCCAGACGTAACGAACACGATCACCTTTGACGATATTCTGCTTGAGCAGGCAAAACACGAGCAGATGCGGCTTGCGGGGGTGGGCGGATGAACATTGACCGTTTCTGGGTCTGGATTGTAATCAAGGACAGCGAGTATTTACAGTGTGCGATAAACGGTCGCCCGAAGTGGTCAGTAAACAGATCAGACGCTGCGCCGATTGACTTCTTCACGGATGCGCTGGCGGTTGCTGAAAAGGTCGGCGGGGAGGTTCGGAGAATGAACACGATCACGCAGGGCATGAAATAGCAGCAAAAATCGCGCGATTTACCCGTGCCCGGTATCAAGGATGAGTATTTATCCAACCAATAACAAACCGCCGTAAAAACGGCGATAAATGCGAAAGAAGGTCATATCGATGAGAAGGACTGACTTGCCGGTGATCATCGGCAAGGGACTGCGGAAGGGTGTCTGCGCTGGGCGGTCTGAACTGATGAATGGCGGGGTTGACCTGTATATCGTCTGGCTGAAGAACAAGATCGAAAGCGGAGCCAGGTTCACCGGGGAAGATGTGTACAAGGTGAATGCGATCCTTCACTTCTGTGACAAGGAAAGCGTGAAGCGGACGATTGATGTTTTGACGGATATCCTGATGAAATGGGGCGATTGGGATGAACGATGCCATTTTTGATAGCACAAGAATTTGCCCGGTCTGCGGAAGGGAGTTTTATACGCCTGATCCGGAAACATGGGTCTATAAGAAGTCCAGGGGAAACAAAAGCCGGATTTATTTCTGCCGTTACTCATGCAAAAAGGCATACGAGCAAGGCAGTGAACTGACCGGGCGTGGAATGAGGGTTTCCGTTAAGAAGCGGCAGATTTGGAAAGCACTCGATGACGGTTTATCCGTTAGGGAAATAGCAATTTTGCTTGACGTTCCACCGAAGCAGGTCAGCTATTACAAATCGCGATGGGTACCGAAGGAGGCATAAAGATGGACAACGATTGCCGGAACTGCAAGCACGCAAAGGACAAGTTTCATGATTCATGTTACTGCACGTATTACGGCTATATTCGGTCAAAGCCGAAAAAAGATTGCTGGGGTTGGGAACAGAGAACAGAAAAGGATAACAAGGAGGAAAAAGAATGAACTCGCTGCATATTATCGGAAATTTAACGAAGGACCCTGAACTCCGAACCACCACAACCGGGTTAAGCGTGTGCAGCTTCACCGTAGCGGTTAACCGAAAGAAAACGAAGGACGGCCAGCAGGAAACCGATTATTTCAACGTCACCGCATGGCGGGAACGTGGGGAAACCTGCGCAAAGTATCTGAGCAAAGGGAAAAAGGTTTCCGTTGTCGGCCCGGTATCCGTCCGGACATGGGAAAGCAACGGAAAGCACGGTGCAAGCCTTGAGGTCACGGCTGATGAAGTCGAGTTCCTTTCACCCAGGGGCGAAGCGCAGCCGGAGCCGGAGCCTGCACCCGTTGATCCGCAGACAGGATTCCAGCAGGTGGACATGGACGAATTGCCGTTCTAAATGACACAATGAAGCATAAAGGTTGGTGAAGCTGGATGCCTGACAGGTGCGCGGTTGTTAAATATTTTGAGATTTGCCGAGTGGAAGATAAATGTTCTACAGATTGCCCGTATTGGGACAATAATGGCAGTGCGCGTGAATGCACAAAAGAATTGGCAAAAGACGTTCTAATCCTGCTGAAAGAGCAGGAAGCGGTTCAGCAAAAGACTATACCGGAAGAACTGAAGCTAAAGATGTGGAACGCATTGTATGCTGAAGAAGATGAATATGAGAAAAAGTTTGTCGGAAAAGAAGAACATCTCAATTGGTTTACAGTTTATCGGCCTTGGTTACAAAAAGGTTTCGATATAGCCATCAATGCTATTGCTGATTGGGAAGGTCGGTGAAGTGATGGAATACATAATCTATAAGAGTATTCTTTTTGCTGTTGGGCTACTAATTGCGTGGCATATTTGGGAAAAACATCAGTAGTTTAAAGGCAACAATACCCCGGATTAAGCACCGGCTGTGACCGGAATCCGGTAAAGGAGAAAGTATTTATGAATCAGGAAGCAAAGGCAGACCTCGGTAAAGCACGGCTTACGCTGGTACCGAGACAAATTCTGTTTGATGTGGCAAGGATCAGAGAATACGGAAACAACAAATATCACGATCCTGATAACTGGAAGACGGTAGAACCGGAAAGGTACCGGGATGCAATGATGCGGCATATGTGTGCGTACCTGGATGATCCGAAGGGCGTTGATGAAGAAAGCGGGCTGCCGCATTTATGGTATCTTGCCTGCAATATTGCGTTTTTGTGTGCGCTTGAAGCAAAGGAGGAAACATGAGCAGACAGGAGAATCCCGCAAAGGTGTTTTTGCGGCGTTATAGGGGGCTTTCCGGACGTGTGGACGCTCTGACACGGGCTATCAACGAAGCTATGGAAAGAGCCTTTAATACAGGCGTTATACTGCGGGAAATCAAGGTGCAATCCTCTCCTGCCGAACATGACCCGATGGCAAGGGACGTTTGCAACGCCGTTGATGCCAGCGAAATCCTCTATGAATATAAGGCGCAAGCGGAAGCGGCTTTGCGGGAAATCCTTGCGGCTATTGATTCAGTGCCGGACGAACAGCAGAAAGAGGTTCTGACCCGGAAGTATATTAACGGGGAAACCTTTACACAGGTTGCGGAGAACATGAACTATTCAGAGCCGGGAGTGTACGTCATTCACGGACGGGCTTTGCTGGTAATCAATAAATGGCTGTTAGAACGTCAAAAACAGGTGAAAAACGCTGGATAACGTTCTGATTGAACGCTATCATTCCGGTGACTGGTTTTGTGCAGACGTGGAACGAAAATAATACTTTAAGCGAGGTGTGCAGTATGACATACGGAAAGGGTGATTACAAGATTTCCGTGGAGCATATAAAAGAGTTTGGCAAGAATCCTGGGTTGTGGGTTTACAAAGGGAATGAAGCGTTCAAAATGGCGAGTTTCGGCAGCCTTAAAAAAGCTGAATTGTTCTGTTCGTATATGGAGTATTTCCTGTTTGGTACGCCGATACCGGATATGGTTCACGAAGGAGAAAAAGTAAAGGTAGATATGCGTTAAAGGAAACTTTTACATTTGCTGAGAAAGATTATAGTGTTTTATAATATTGACCTATGATATAGTATATCCGGAGTTTCTGACATTCATGAAACACCTCCTAAATGATAGGGCGGCAAGCTGATGGGGCTTGCCGTTCTTCCTTTATGTTCACAATTTAAGGTGGGTCTGCCGGGGTTGACCTTCCTCCGGGTTGACGGGAATCAGCCTTTGTTCGGTGGGGTTGCTGATACCAATTTTTGAAGGTCAACGCAAGTCCCTGCGTTAGTGGGAACCGGAAAAAGCGGTTGGCAGTTATCCGCAAAACTGCCGGAAAGGAAGGTCAAAATGAGTAAGCTGGAAATCGTATATTTGCCGCCGGGTGACTTGACTCCGAGCGACCGGAACGCCCGGAAGCATAACCCGGAGGACATCGACCAGATCAAGGAATCAATCCGGCTGAACGGCTTCGATGATCCGGTTGGCATCTGGGGAGAGAAAAACATTATTGTCGAGGGTCACGGGCGCACGATTGCCGCGCTGGAAATGGGGCTTGATGAAATTCCCTGCATCCGGCTTGACCACCTGACGGACGATCAGCGGCGGGACTACATGATCCGGCATAACAGGACGGCAGAGCTGTCAAGCTGGGACTTTGGTAAGCTGGAAGAAGAACTCGCTGCGCTGGAAATTGAGGGGCACGACTTCTCCGGGCTGAACTTCGCTCGACCGGACATCGATTCACTGGATGACCTGTTCGCTCCGGCAGAGGAAAAAGAGAAGGCACCGAAGCGGATACAGTGTCCGCATTGCGGAGAGTGGTTCGAACAGTGATCCTATATATGGCGGGGGGGGGTATCAGGGAATCTGAAACCACTCTGGAAGGAAGCCTGCCGGAGAATTAAAGAAGGTCAAACGTTTACGAACGCCACGGAGGATGCGATGAGAATTTTCCTGGCGGGGGGGGGAGTCAAGGCATTGGATCCACGATTCCCTTCTCGAAGATGTAAAAAAAAACGAGAAATGCAGATTTACCTCGCCGGACAGAACGGGATGCACAGGATTCTCAAAGAACGGAGGACACAATGCAGTTATACCTCGCCGGTGTATGGCCCTGGCGGAATGGGGGGGGTATGACAAAACTGTTACGGAATATCGCCCGTACATTCTGGAATCGTTCTTTTATGCTGACGAGGACACGGAGCGATTAATGCCGCATTTCGGGGACTTCCTGCTCGACAGCGGAGCGTTTACGTTCATGCAGGGCAAGGGCGGTTCTCCGAACTGGGATGAATATGTGGAAAGGTACGCCGATTTTATCAACCGGAATAATGTTCAGAAATACTTTGAACTGGATATTGATTCGGTGGTCGGTTATGAGAGGGTCAAAAAAATCCGGGCGAAGCTGGAACGGCTGACAGGCCACCAGTCTATCCCGGTCTGGCATCTTTCCCGGGGGATGGACGAGTACCGGGGGATATGCAGGGATTACGATTATGTCGCAATCGGCGGGATCGTAAGCGGGGAGATCACAAAGGACAAATACAAAGCCTTCCCTGCCCTGATTGCCGAAGCACATAATCAAGGAGCCAGGATACACGGTCTGGGATTTACGAACCTCGCGTTGCTTCCGCATTATCACTTTGACAGCGTGGACTCAACGGCATGGACAACGGGAAACAGGTTTGGCTTTCTGTACTACTTTGACGGAAAAACAATGGTCAAGCGGGACGCTCCGAAGGGTCACAAGATTGGAGCCAGCCGGGAGGCCGCTCTGAATAACTTTACTGAGTGGCTGAAGTATCAAAAATATGCGGAGAAATATTTATGATTATTTTTATTTCCTGCACAAAAAAGAAGCAGGACCATCCATGCAAGGCAAAGGAAATGTACCAGGCTTCGCAGCGGTTCAGGGGGGGGGTGGAAGTACGCAGAAAGCCTTCACCCGGACGAGATTTATATCCTATCCGCAAAATACGGTCTTCTTCGGCCGGATAACATAATCTCCCCTTATGAACAGACCTTAAACGCCGCAAAAGATGCGGAAATCCGTAAATGGTCAATCATGGTGGCAGACCAGATCAAAAATGCCGGGATTAACCGGACACAAAAAGCCATCTTCCTCTGCGGGAAGAATTATCGGAAATATATCAAAAACCTATTCAAAGACAATTCTGCGCCATGCTCACACCTGGGCATCGGAAAGCAGATGCAATTTTTTAAGGAGCATACGAAGGTTATATGAAAGCAGTTGTTCTTTTATCCGGTGGGCTGGATTCTTCCACCTGCCTTGCGGTTGCCTTGAAGAAACACCCGGCGAAAGAAGTGCTGGCCGTGAATATGTATTACGGACAGCGGCATGACCGGGAAATGCAGTCCGCGCGAAAAATCGCGCGATATTACGGCGTGGAACTCATGGAGATGGATTTATCCGCAATCTTCGCCAGAAGCAATTGTAGCCTGCTTAAAACCTCAAAAAACGCTATTCCGGAAGGAAGCTACGAGGAACAGCAGAAGGAAACATCCGGAAAGCCGGTCAGCACCTATGTTCCGTTCAGAAACGGGCTGATGCTTTCGGCAGCAGCGAGCATCGCCGTCAGTGTCGGAGCGGAAGAAGTTTATTACGGGGCGCACGCTGACGATGCAGCCGGGAACGCATATCCGGATTGCTCGCCGGAGTTCACGGACGCAATCAACCGGGCAATCCTTTACGGCACAGACGGTCAGGTGCATATCGTCGCGCCTTTCATCCGCAAGAATAAAGCGGACATTGTATATGAGGGAACCATGCTCGGCGTTCCCTATGACCTGACCTGGTCATGCTATGAGGGCGGCGAGCATCCCTGCGGAAAATGCGGCACCTGCATTGACCGGAAGAAAGCGTTTGAAGCAAACGGGTTATCAGACCCGGTGCAATAATGAAAGGTAGGAAACACCTATGAAAAAAACCAACTCAAACCTGATAGGAATCAACATGGTCTTTGTGGTATCCCTTGTGATCTCGAATGTGGTCACGGCAAAGCTGTTCTCGACCGGCATTATGCTGTTCGGAAATATCTTGACCCTGCCTGGTGCGGCGGTTTGCTATGCGATCACCTTCCTTGCAACGGACGTGATCGGGGAAATCTGGGGAAAGAAGGAAGCAAACCGGACGGTCAGATGGGGATTTGTCGGACAGGTGCTTGCAACCCTGCTGATCATCCTGACGCAGTATCTCCCGGCGGCTGATCCTGAAGCACAAGCGGCGTATGAAAAGCTGCTCGGCCAGAACTGGATATTCGTGATCGGTTCTATGGTGGCGTACTTCGCTTCCCAGAGCTGGGACGTGTTTTTCTTCCACAAAATCAGGGACAAGTACATTGCGAAACATGGCGACACAAAGGGCGGAAGATGGATCTGGAACAATGGTTCAACCATGACAAGCCAGATTATCGACACAGTGCTTTTTATCGGCATCTCGTTCGGTATCGGCTTCGGTTGGTTATTTGACCGTTCCATGTGGTCAAGCCTGGCTGCTATGATGATCGGGCAGTATGCTCTGAAATTCATCCTTGCGGCTCTGGATACGCCGTTTTTCTATCTGCTGACCCGCAGAAAAGGAGAGGGTTAAGATTGCGAACCGGATAAACTGGGAAGAAATCCGGGCGGAGTACATCGGTGGCGGGATCAGCCAAAGAAAGCTCGCTGATAAGCACGGCGTTTCTGCTGATGTACTGATGCAGAAAGCGAATCGGGAACACTGGAAACAGGATCGGGACAAGGCAATCAGCAAAGGAATAGCAAAAAGTCAGCAAAAGGCCGCTGATGCTATTTCCTCAAATGCGGAAACCGCTGCCCGGATCAAGGCGAAACTCCTTCGGAAGCTGGAACGGGAAATCGACCTGCTACCGGACAAGATCGGAAGCGATTCCAGCGTTACGGAGATTACAAGAAAGAAGAACACAAAAGGCCAGCCGGTGCGCTCTATCACATCAACCGCTTTCAAACTGAAAGACCTGACAGCGGCTTATAAGGATTTGACCGCTGATATGGTTCAGACTGAACAATCCGGAAATGAACTTCTCCAAAGCCTGCTTGACCTTGAAAGGCGGGCCGGATCATGATTGAATGGGGAGCAAAACAATCCGACCTGATTATGAAGCCGTTTGACCGAACTCTTGACTGGTTGGAGGGAACGCCCAGAAGCGGCAAAACCACCGCCGGAATCATGCGTTTTGCCCGTCATCTTATACGAAGCCGAGATAATATCCACCTTGTCACCGCATACAGCGCAGAACAGGCTTTCCGGCTGATCATGGACGGGGACGGCATGGGGCTTCTGCATATCTTCAAAGGTCACTGCAGAACCAGCCATGATGACTCCGGGGCGCATCTGCTGGTTCATCTCCCGGATGGTGACAAAAAGGTTTACTGGAAGGGCGGCGGGAAAGCGGACAGTCACAAAGCAATAACTGGTATGTCGCTCGGAAGCGTGTACTTCTGCGAAATTAACCTTCTGCATGACAGCATGGTTCAAGAATGTTTCCGCAGAACATACGCCGCAAAAGACCGCTGGCATATTGCGGACTTGAACCCACCGTCCCCGGCTGATCCATGTATAAAGAATGTGCTGAACGTTCAGGACTGCCGGTTCATTCATTGGCGGTGCGAGGATAACCCGATACTGACACCGCAACGGCTGGCAGAGATCGAAGCGGCCTGCAAAAAAAGCCCGTTCCTTTATAAGCGTGACTGGTTAGGGGAAAGGGTCATTCCGGAAGGCGTTATATACTGGATGTTCAACCCGGATAAGCACGTGTTGAATAAGATTCCGGATGACTTCCACCCGGTCGAGGCTTTTGTGGCCGGTGACGGCGGAACAACCGATGCAACGAGCATCGGTTTTTATATTGCCGGCTTTTTCGGTGATCCGTACTTCGGCGAAAAGGAATATCGCCTGTATTGCGTTGGTAACTGGTATTACAACGGCGGCCAGATGGCAATGAGCGACCAGGCGAAACATATATGCGGTGAATATCTGCCGTATATGCGAAATAAATACCGGATGCGGGAAAGTGATATCTACATCGACCCGGCTTGCAAGGCACTCCGGCTTGAAATTGAAAAGTTCGGATTGATGACCAGCGGAGCCGACAATAACGGGCATGATGTGAAGGGAACCAATAAAGGGTTGAAGGTCGGCGTTGAAATGCTGCAATCCGCAATCAATGACGGGCGGTTCTTCCTTGTCGAGGACGAGCGATACGGCACGGAGCCTTTCGTGAAGGAAGCCGGCTTGTACTGCGTGGACGGAAACGGAAATCCGGTGGATGCGTACAACCACTGCATGGATCAGACAAGATACGCAAACAACCACTTCATGAAGGCTTACGGGCTTTGGAGTTGATGCAATGGGAATCAGAGATTTTTTCAGAAACAGGGTGAACAGAATGGCTGAAGGCATGGACGTTTTCAAAAAGGATGTATTCGAGCTGGAAGGCGTACCGGCTTTCCGGGAGTATTACACTCTGTTTATTTTCGTCTGGCAGGCGATTTATAAAGGCTTTTACAAGGCATGGCATGAAGTCCCGCTGAAGACGATCCGTGATCCAAAAGGAAAGACCCGGACGCTTGCCACCATGAACGCCGGGAAGATGGCTTGTTCGCAAATGGCCCGGTATGTCTGGAATGAACGCTGTTCCATTACCGCCAGCATGGCAAGCGCACCGGAAGACGATCCGCTGAACGGTTTCCTGCAATACGTGTTAAAGGACAACCGCTTCGGCTCCGCTTTCGGTGACCTGCTGGAAAAGTCCTTTGCTTTGGGCGGCGGTGCCTTGAAAGAATGGGTCGAGGTTCCGAAGGACGAAAACGGGAACGATCTCGGCGAAGGGAAAGTCCGCATCGGCTACACGATGGCAA